AAAGGGCACAAAAGTGTCTTTGTTTTGTATGAACACACTGGAACTCGTCCTCTGCTTCATTGTACTATTGCGCGTAATCGCATTTGGACAATTGATCATGATGGTGTTACAGATGAAAATAATCTTGTTATTAAACATAATGGAGAAAATGTGACAATCAAAGTACGTGATGGGGATATTAAATTTTGGCGGGTTGAACAAACTCAACAAGATGGAATTTTAATCTCTTTTGAGATACCCAATGCGTGCAAAGATGTGCCACAACTCCGTTGTGCTGTACCAAAACCACGAAGTGACATGTATTTGTTAACTCGTTTGCCGGAATGTCATATTTCGGATGGTAAGTACGTAGGAAAAGATGAACACACTTGTCCCTCTGTCCGGGGAGACTGTGGTTCACCACTTGTTAACGCTGAAGGTGTTTGCACTGGCATTCATAATGCTGGTGGAGACACTGAGAATGGCTTTGTTGAATTTACGGCTGACATCCTTAAGGGTGAGAAGTCGGATTTTTAATAAGCCCCTCAAAACGACAAATAACTCAAGAAGTTTCCAAAATTATTCAGTTGGCGTATCCCTATGCAAATTCTTTGCATCGGAGTCCGCTAACTCTTGGACAACTGAGTTTAACTTTTGAGGGGCCATCCAAAAATGCAGACACTTTTCTGGCTAATTGTAATCATCTGACCAATCTTGGTCGGTTGAAACGGTTTTGTCCGGATGGGCGTATGCACGATTGTGATGACCGCTATTTTTCTGCGTTCTGCGTAATGTATTTTAATAAAACACCAAAACGAATTTGGAGTGAGTATCAATTAGCTAAACCAAATAATACCGCAGGGTATTTGTCATTGCTTAAATATGACAAACCGCAACCTGATTTATTGGATGCGGAGATTTGGGCTAAAACTATGGATTGGGCTGAACGTCATTTTGTTCTTATGAGCAACAGTAACGTAACCGATCCCGATGTAACGGAATGTGACGAAGAAACTAATGATATGTGGCAAGAAATTGTTGCTGACGTTGAAAAGCGTGCAAGTCCTGGGTATCCTTGGACACATTGGTTTAAAACAAAGAAGGAACTATTCGAGTTTCAGGAAGGAATCCTAATTAAATCGCATTGTTTGAAATACTGGAATGATCTCGGTGACGCAAGTTGTCGACCTGTTTTCTGGACGAATAATGTGAAGGAGGAATTGAGGCCTTTTGAGAAGATAATTCTCAATAAGCTTCGAACTTTCGTGGGTTCTCCCACTGAACATGTTGTTGCTTGTCAGCAATTGTTTGGTGATATGAATGAAGCTATGTATGGTTCTGTTCATCGTCATTGGTCGTACGTTGGTGGTACTAAATTTCGAAGGGGATGGAATAAATTGTATAAGAGGTTGAGCGTTCACCCAAATGCATTCGAACTTGATGAGTCAGAATATGATTCGTCTCTCTTTCGCGAGTGTATGTACGGTAATGCTGAATTTCGGAAAAGACAACTGAAACCTCAGTTTCGGACGTCAAAGAATAATAATCGAATTGATAATTTGTATCGTGAAATCGTCGAATCGTTGATAGTCACCCAAGATGGTGATGTTGTTATGAAAGACACTGGAGGTCCTTCGGGATCATTCAATACTATTGGTGATAATACCATTGGTTTGTTTAGACTCCTTGCTTATGCTTGGATTAAACTGTGTCGTGAAAACAATTTGCCTCAATATGAAACCTATGAAATGTTCATGGCTCATGTTGAAGCAGCTCTTAATGGTGATGATAACACTTGGACTTGTTCTAATGAAGTTGTTGGTTGGTTTAATGCTGAGTTTGTGGCCAGAGTATGGTCTCAAATCGGTGTAACCACCAAATCTCCTTGTTGGACATCTCGTAAATTGGAGGATTGTTGGTTTCTTAGTAGTGGCTTCCGTAAGGTTGCTGATTGCTGGGTTCCTTATCCCGAGTATGAGAAGGTTATGTGTAGTTTAGCTTTTCATAACCCTAGTCCGCAGAATCCTCGCTGGTCCTTGTTACGGGCCTGTGCTTTGCGAATTGAATCTTTTTGGTGTGATCGTTCACGTCAGATAATATCCGACTATATTGGTTGGTTACTCCGCGAAAAGTGGGGAGAGTTACACTTAGCCCAAGATCCAAAAGATCCTAAGGATGTGTTCTCGTTTTCTGATGTGTATTCAGTATATAAGACTGACACACAAATTAAACAGTTGTATTTAATGGAAGAGTCAGGTTCTGACGATCCATCGGTATTCACGACTGCTCTTGGGAGCATCGAGGACATTGTTTCATGGGTAGAGTTTCAAGATCTAGACACCCCATAAAATAAAAATGACAAAAACAAAAAGTCAAAAACTTCGCGCAAAAGCAGCGAAAGCAGGATCCAAACGTCCGGCTCAACAAAAGTCGTCTGGTCGCGGAAAACAACCGCGAAAAATAAATAACAAAAAGAACCATAAAAAGAATCGTCGTCAAAAGGGTTCGGGAGGTGCGCCGCGTTCGCGTGGTGCTGCTCGAGCTCAATCTGGCGTGTCTGATGGTTTGAATACTGGTATGGTGTGGAAAAACACTAATTCAGTGTCTGATTTCTTTAAACCCCGATTTGAGAAAGTGGCTGATTTAGTCACTGTTGGTAATGCTAATAACATTATCGCACAATATTATCTTAATCCAGGTAATACTGTTCTCTTTCCAGTCTTTTCACAGATTGCAGCTACGTATGAAGAATACATCTGCCATCTGTTGAGATTTTGGTATCGTGGTGAGGAGTACACTGCATCTGGCAGTAATGTTACTGCCGGTATTCTTGCCTATGCAACGAATATGGATCCTGATGACTCTAATTTTGGAAATGTGAGTCAGATGGAGAATTATGAGGGCTGTGTTTCTGGTCCTCCGTTTTCTGGTCATTTCTGTCACGACGTTGAAGTCGCGCACAGATCTCGTGGTCGCAATCGCACTAAGGGTGATGCGCTCGCATTGAATCAGTATTTCGTTTATTCGTCTGGCAATTCAGAAGCCCCGGCTGGGCAACCTGGCAAATTTTATGACATGGGTAATTTTCAAATAATGGAAAACAAATGTCAAGCTGCCACGCCGGCTGGAGAGCTCTGGGTTGAGCATAGTTGGACAATGATTCGTCGTAAACAACAAACTCCTTTGGGACAAGCGGGTCTCCAAGCTCATATGGTTTCTTCTGCTGCCGCTACGGCAACTGCAGCTGCACCTTTGGGCACAACTGGTCCGGTTTTACGAACTGGAAGTACTATTTCAATCGGAAACGTTTCTACATCTAGTTTTCAATTGCCAATTCAAGGTACCTTTTTGGTTGCTGCGGTTTGGTCAGGTTCAAATATTGCGGCAGTTCCTTCCCTTTCTGTTCCTGCCAACACTGCTCTTTTGCAAGTGTTGAACAATAGTGCATCAACTTCTATTGCATCGTTCACCGCCAGTGCGGCTAGCATTTTGGCTGTGTATAATGTGGTAACTGCTGGTACAGGTGCTGGTAATACGGTTAATATTAATGGTTTAACTAGTATGACTGCTGGTAATGCTGATATTTATATTGTTCAAGTTTCAACAGGTTTGTTAATGAAATTAACGGAAAAATCCTCCAATGATAATAATCGTGTTGAGGTCTTGGAGTCAAAATTCGATGATTTAATGCGAATGCTCCGAGGAAGTATGTCCCCCGAATCTCTTAGAGATTATGACGATTTTAAGTTCGTCGGGATGGAGAAGGTGTACAAGGATGGGTCAAAATCGACGGCAATCGAGGTTGATTCAGAGACTGTGCATATCCCCCAAGCAAGTCATCGCAACGTGACATTTGCTAAGTTAGCTGTGGACACAGCGTCTTCTTTGTCATCGAGTACCGCATCTGGCGTTACTTCATGGCTGGGAAGATCGAAATAAGTTGTAGGGTGGCGACTGCGCTATGGCAGTCTACCCGTCCTCTTTACTTCGGTGTTTTTAGCATCGAAGGGTTAATATTGTGTGTGATCATAACGAATAACGTTATTTGGTATGAAGTCGAGCCTTCTGACCTGTAGTCTGTAAAAAGATGAGGGGTAAAACATTGCGGCATCTCAAAAGGGTGTTTGCGTGCGGTTGCATTAGATGGAGTGCTGGGTAAGCTGGAACGTGTGTGGTCTGGTTGTGTGGTTTATTGGTTGGTTAGCAATTGGGTTCGGACGCAGTATTGATGCTCCCAAAAGGGCCAGAGCTAACTTGAGACTAGTGAATGAGTGCTATCCGCTTTGCGTGACGCCTGCTAGTTTTAAGTCGTATACTCTGTAAAATTCTCTATGAGGTCTTAATTTGGTTACTAATTGATGGGTAAATCTAATCAATTATAAACGTG